GACGTGGGCGAGGAGTGCGACTGGACGGTGGCCTCGCCGGGCGGCAGCACCCGCACCGGCATCAGCAACACTCGGCTTTCTGCCGTGGTGGCAACGGCCGGCCAGTTCCAGATCACTGGCACCGGCACCCAGGTTTTCGATGACATCGCGGACGCTTTCGTGGTGGTGACTGTTCGGATCAACGAACATCACTACAAAGCTGCCGTCAACTCGGTCTAAGGAGGGCTGAGCTATGGCAACTCCCATGCGCAGTTCCGACTTTCGGTCGGTTGTCGAGCCCATCCTGAACGAAGTTTTCGATGGGGTTTACGAGCAGCGTGCTGACGAGTGGAAGATGGTCTTCCGCGAGCAAAAAGGCATTCCGCGCAACTACCACGAAGAGCCCGTCCTGTACGGTTTCGGCGCGGCGCCGGAACTGCCCGACGGCATGGCTGTTTCGTACCAGTCGGGTGGTGTGCTGTTCATCCAGCGCTACCTGTACAAGGTTTATGGTCTGGCGTTCGCGCTGACCAAGGTGCTGGTCGAGGACGGCGATCACATCCGCGTCGGCCAAACCTACGCCAAGCACCTCGCCCAGTCGCTGGTGGAAACCAAAGAGACGCTCTCAGCCAACGTGCTGAACCGTGCATTCAACGGTTCGTATGTGGGCGGCGATGGCGTCTCGCTGATCGCGACCAATCACCCCATCGTGAACGGTGTGTTCAGCAACCAACTCGCCACCGCCGCCGCGCTGAGCCAGACTTCGCTGGAACAGATGCTCATCCAGATTCGCAACGCTGTTGACAACAACGGCAAGCGCATCCGGCTGACCCCGAAACAGATCGTCACGGGTCCGAGCAACGTGTTCCAGGCTGAAGTTCTGCTCAAATCGGTGCTTCGCACTGGCACGGCCGACAACGACATCAACCCCATCAAATCCATGGGGCTGCTCGGCCAGGGTCAGGCGAATCTGTCGCGTATCACCTCCAGCACCGCGTGGTGGATTCAGACCGACGCCCCCGAAGGGCTGAAGCTGCTGATGCGCCGTGGCCTGGAGAAGTCGATGGAGGGTGACTTCGAAACCGATTCGATGCGGTACAAGGCCACCGAGCGTTACACCGTCGGCTGGACTGACCCGCGCGGCCTGTACGGCACTCCGGGGGTCTGACCACAATAGCCCCGAGTAATCTCGGGGTGATTTGAGCCCTGCCAACTTCGCGCTGGCAGGGCTTTTTCATGGTTTCAATGTGGCAGGCACCAGTCTGTTATGCCTTACAAAAACGACGTTTGCGGGCTGTATAAGATTGTGAACATGGTGACTCAACAATGTTATGTGGGCCAATCGCAGAACGTCAAAAAGAGACTCAGCGAGCATTTTCGTCTACTCAAGTTTGGCAAGCATACGAACCGGCATCTACAGAATGCTTACAACAAGTACGGCGCAGACGCTTTCAAGGGCGAGATAGAAATTGAGTGCCAAAGCCTTGAGGAACTGGACAAACTAGAAGAGGCGTTTTTGCAAAAGACAGCTTGGTTTGAAGAGCCCAATGTGTATAACATCGCTGATTTTGCCAAAGCGCCAATGCGGGGGAAGCGGCACACGGATGAGGCTCGCGAGCGCATCAAGCTAGGGCGCAGGGCAGCAACCTTTGACTACAGAAGCGCGGCGTATAGAGCAACGCTGTCAAAGGCTCAAATGGCACGCTTTCACTCGGACCCGAAGTTTATTGCCAAACTGCGTTTCATTCTGGAGAATTCAGAACTATCGTATGCTGAGCGGGCTAGGCTTTTAAGCGCAGATACCAGTGCGGTGCGCAGGCTGGCCTTGAAGTATCATCATCTTAAAGGGGCGCTCTAATGGCTCAAACTCGCTTCTCTGGTCCGGTCAGGTCTGACAACGGCTTCATTGGCGCAATTGTCGTCACCACGCCAGCCCCCGTCACCACCGCGACATACGCCGCGACCTCTGCCGACGCGGGGCGCACAGTGGTGCTGGACCGCGCGGCCGGGATCACGGTCACGCTGCCCGCCGCCACCGGCACCGGAGCGGTGTATCGGTTCTTCGTGAAGACCACCATCACCAGCAACAACACCATCATCCGTGTCGCCAACTCGACCGATGTGATGCAGGGGTTTGCGGTGGTGCTGCAAGACGCGGGCGACACGATGGTGGGGTTTGAAACCGCCGCCGACAGCGACACCATCACGTTCAACGGCACCACCACCGGGGGCGTGCGCGGCACGCTGGTGGACCTGATCGATGTCGAGGCCGGTCTGTGGTCGGTCAACCTGCGCGGCGCGGCGACTGGTGTTGAGGCGACTCCGTTCAGCGCCACGGTCTAAGCTCGCCAACCCGCTGATGGAGGGCTGCTATGACCGCCACGCCTGAGTACTACTACCTAGACGGGCAACGGCTCGTCGCCACCGACAACAACAACGACGGCACCAAGACCCCGCACGTCATCTCCAGCAACATCACGACCAAATTTCGCGATGCGTTTGAGACGTACACCCCTGGGCAGAACTGGACGCAGACGCTGGGGTCCGGTGATCTGGTGTTCGTGGACGGAAATGCCGCCGCCGCGAGCTACCTCGTCATCAGCAAAAACCCGCTGGTGGCGGGCACCGACACCGCTATCGAGTCGATTCTGACGTTCTCGATGCCGGTGGAGTTCGCATTCGGCGCGCATATGAGCCAGCGGACTCTTGGGCAAGAGTTCAGTGTGGAGATCGTGGACACCGGGGCGCTGATTCCGACCCCGGCTGATGTCGCGATTGACACCATTCAGCAAGTCACCACGACGCTGACGGTTACGACGATTACCCCGCACGGGCTGTCGGTGGGGCGATCGATTGGGATTCGCAGCGTGGCGGATTCGCGGGTCAACTACCCGGCGCTGGTGGTGGCGACTGTGCCATCCCCGACGCAGTTCACGGCCACGGCTGGTCCGGGCGGCGCGATCCCGTCCCTGTCGGCCTACACCACCACGGTGCTGGCGGCCACGACCGCCGCCCTGCCAACCAACACTTATGCCAACGGTACGGCCGGTGTGGGTGCCACACTGACGGCTACGGCCAACGGCGCGTTCCCGGCGCAAGACGGCATCAGCGTCCCGCTCGGCGGACGCGTGCTGGTCAAAAATGAAGCCGCGGGCGCGAACAACGGCGTGTACGTCCTCACGCAAGTGGGCACTGCGGGTACTCCGTGGATTCTCACCCGCGCCACCGACCTCGATACCGCTGCGGAACTGACGGTCGTGGCGGGTGCGCTGTTTGCGGTGAGCGTGTTCGTTGCCCAAGGTGCGACGCAAGCGCAGCGCGAGTATTACCTGAGTGCTACGGTCACGACCGTGGGTACGACTGCGGTTACATGGGTCGATTCGGGCATCATTGGGCCGCTCGGGTTCGTGTTCCCGCGCTCGCGACTCGGACAATCGCAAAACGGCGTCTCGCAGATTTTTGAGAACGCCACCGCCACCAACGCTTCGCTGTACATCCGCAGCGAGTCGGGTGATGCCCTGCCCAGCGGAACTATCGCCGGAAATCACGCGGCGACCATCGGCACGACGGCTTCGGTTCAGCTTGCCGGCGCGGTCCCTTACACCTACTCGTTCGCACCCACGAACGAGTTTCGCATTTTGATGCAGTCCGACCGCACGCAGTGGGCCGACTCGGCAGTGGACGCTGTTGCGCAGACCACGTCTAGGCTGCTGCGCACGCAAGTCTGCCCTGACCCTGGTGTCAACTATGAACTGCGCATCCGGGCGACGAACAACAAGTCGCTGACGGTTCCTGCCGCGCAGATCGTCTCGGCAGTCAAGGCCGGCACCACCACGGCGACGGTCACTACTTCTACACCGCACGGGATGGTCACGGGCGATCTGGTGGTGGCCTACGGGACTCGGGACCAAACCAATTTCGCAAACTTGGCGACCGCCACTGCGGTTGCGTCGGTGATCAGTCCCACGCAGTTCACCATCGTGTGGGGTGCTGCGGTGACGGCGACCACCTATGGCGGCTATGTC